GTGACCAGCATGAGAAACTACGGTTCTTTAACCATCGGAGAAACAGTTTATTTAGCAGCAGAGTTTGACCTTGCTGTTCAAGCAGATTAGGAGAAATACAATTGGCTAAATCAGTCATCACTTCACGCTATGTCAGCCTTAACGGTACAGACATTTCAGCATCACTTTCAGGCGCATCACTAGAACTAACTGTTGAAGAAGTTGACAAAACTTCTTTGGGTTCTAATGGTTGGCGTGAAATGGCGGCAGGCCTCAAGGCTGGTTCGCTTACTCTAAACTTCCAGCAGGACTTTGGTGTTGGTGGCATTGACGCACTTCTTTACCCTCTATTGGGTACTGACGGTACTGTTGTTATCCGTGCCACTTCTGGCACTATCTCAGCAACCAACCCTGCTTACTCAGCAGTAGCTCTCATCTCACAGTACTCACCAATTTCTGGTGCTGTGGGCGACCTTGCAACATTCGATGTGACTTTCCCAACCTCTGGTGCAGTCACCCGCGCAACAGCCTAATCTAAGGAAACAACTTGAGAATCAACCTACGCGTCAAGTATTTTACTGGTGAACCTAAAGAGGTTACTTGTTCTGCAAGTGACTTGGTTAAGTTCGAAGATAAGTTCAACATTAGTGTTAGTCGCATTGAGCAGGATTTGAAGATTACCTATCTTCTGTTTTTGGCTTGGGCTTCTGAGTTTCGTACCAAGGCTACTGGTCTTGAGTTTGATGCTTGGGTTGACACTGTTGAATCCGTTGGTGCAAGTGAGGCAGCAGACCCAAAATAGTGGGTCTTGGCGATAGTTCCAGTCATTGGTTTATTGCCAGCCTCGCTTGTGAAACGGGGATTGCACCAAGTGTTTTATTGAATGAGTCTGACCGTATGTTGTGGACTATGGGCCGTTACCTGGTTTGGCGTTCTAAGCAATAGGCTGATACTAGCCAGAAGGTAGACTTGTTTTCATGGTAGATAGTGTGCAACTGTTTGGTGTTAAGGAAACCCTTAACGAGTTGAAGCATGTTCAACCTGAGGTTTATAAGCAGCTAGTCAAAGACATTAAGCAGATTGTGTCTGGTGCTGTCACTAAAGTGCGTTCTGAGATTCCTACGGTTGCCCCTTTGTCGGGTATGAATCACAAAGGTATTTCCGCATGGAGTTCTGTGAAGGTTACGACCCGTGTAACACCTGGTGGCCGTGCAGGTTTAGGTTCTACTGAAGCCCGTCTTGTGCAGATTGAGGCAAAGTCTGTTGGTAAAAACTTTGGTTTTGAAATGGCTGATATGGCTGGGCGTGGTTCTGGCTCAGGGCGTAAAGCGTCTAATGTGACTAGACCTTATATTCGTAATGGTAAATCTATTTCGTATCCTAAAGATGGTCAGGGTCAGCGCATGATTAATCAGTTGGGTAAGAAGGCTTCCCGTTATGTATACTCCCCTGTTGAAAATGATTTGCCTGCTATCCAGATGGAAGTTTTAAAAAGTCTTGATACTGCTGCTGCGTTGATTAATCGAAAGTTGGACAGACTCTAATGGCTATTAGATTAAACATTGTTACTCAGTTTGATAATAAGGAACTGAAACGCGCACAGCGTGACATTGGCAATATTGGTAAGGGTATTAGTAGCAACCTGAACATGGCTGTTGCTGGAGCTGCTGCTGGTGTTGTGGCAATGTTGGGGGCTTCTGCTAAGGCTGCTGTTGAAGATGGTAAATCTCAAGCGTTGTTGGCGCAACAGTTGCGTAATACTGTGGGCGCTAATGATTCGCTGATTGGTTCTGTTGAGTCCTCTATTGGCAAAATGCAACTTATGTCATCTGTTGCTGATGATGAGATTCGCCCAGCGTTTGCATCTTTGGTGCGTTCTACTGGTGATGTTGAGAAGGCTACAAAACTCACTAACCTTGCTTTGGACATTGCCGCTGGCACGGGTAAAGATTTGGGTTCTGTCAGCCTTGCTTTGGGTAAGTATCTGAATGGTTCTAAGAAGAGTTTGGAACTTCTTGTCCCTAGCCTTAAGGGCGCTGCTGACCCTATGGGTTTGTTGACTAGTGAGTTTGAGGGCTTTGCTGCTGCCGCCGCTAACGCTGACCCGTTCCAACGGTTGAGTATTATTTTTGATGACTTGAAGGAACAGATTGGTGTTGCTTTGCTACCTGCTTTGCAGGAGGTCGCAAACTATTTGGCAAGCGATGTTGGTCAGGCTGAACTGGCTAAGGTTGCTGCAGGTTTCAAAGATATTGCTGTTGCTGCTGGGGACTCAATTGTTTGGCTTAAAGACAACTATGATTTGTTGGTTGCGTTTGGCAAAGTTGCGTTAACCATTTTTGCGGTTTCTAAAGCATGGGCTGCTTTCAAAATTGTTGTTGATTTGGTTCAGATTTCGATGGCCATTCTTAACGGCACAATGTTGTTGAACCCTTACATGGCTATTGCTGCTGGTGTGATTGCGTTGGCGGCAGCGTTTGTGATTTTGACAGCTGATGCTAAAAAAGCAAATGATGAGATTTATAAAAGCACTGGTCTGAAAGAGGGTCAGATTACTGGGCGCGTGTTTGCTGCCCCTGGTGGTGCGTTGCCTAAGGGTGACGCTTATGCGCGTTATGGTGCATTGCAGGCTAATGAGGATGCTAAGGCTGCGGCTTTGAAGCAACGCCGTTTGGATGCTGCTGCTGCCGCTAAGTTGGCTGGCTCTGTGAAGCCTGTTTCTACTGGTGTGAAGTCTGGTGCTGATGCTGTGAGTAAGGCTGCTGATGCGGCTAAGAAGGCTTTGGCGGCACAGAACAAGGCTGTTGCGGATGCTGTTGTTGAGTTGAACAAACAACGCCAAGCAATTATTGACGCTAATGAGGAGATTACTCAGGCGTATAACGATGCTGTGGAGTCGTTGACAAACTTTAAAACAGCGTTGTCTGATGCGTCTTCTGGTGTGAAACCTTTGATTGCTGCTACCCGTGACATTGGGCAGTTTGAGCAGGCGGTCATTAGTGCGTTTGAGAACATGGCTGAAACTATCAAGTCTGGTCTGGCTGATAAAACACTGACCACTGATGCAGCTAAGAACTTGTCTGACTATGCAACTAAAGAGAAGTCTGTTCTTATTGCTATGGGTAAACAGCGCGATGACTTGTTTAAGAAACGGTCACTTGCTGAGGGTTTGATTGCTGATGTGAAAGCGTCTGTTGCAAGTTTGGGCAACATCACTAGCCTTGTTAAGTCGCAGGCTAAAACGGTCACACAAACTGTTACACAGATTATTAATGGTCTGTCAGTTGCTACTACTCGCACTGTTGAAGAGGTGTCTGGCACTGATGGTCTTGTGGCTAACTTCCAAAGTGTGTTGGCTAAGACTAAAGCGTTTGCTGTTCAACTTAAAGAGTTGCGCCGTTTAGGTCTTGATAAGAACTTGTATCAGCAGATTGTTGATGCTGGTGTTGATGCTGGGTCTGTTACTGCTCAGGAGATTATTGCTGGTGGTGCTGGCACTATCACTGAACTGAACACATTGTTTGATGATTTGAATACTGTGGGCGCTCAGATTGCTGAGGAAACCGCTCAGGTCATGTATGGTGCTGGTGTTGATGTCACTGATGGTTTGATTGCAGGGTTGTTGTCTGAAGAGGCGGCCCTTGTTACTGCTGCTGAAACTTTGGCTACAGCGTTCCTCACAACCTTTAATGACATGGTTGCAAAGATTAGTGTCCCTGCCCCTACACTGGCTGCTGTCCCTGATGTGGCTACTGCTATTGATGGCACACAGAAGGTGTTGTCTGACAAGTTGGTTAACTTGCGTAGCCGTCTAACAACTTTGGGAACAATCCAGGGTGCGGCTGAGATGGCTACAGCTAAGAGCCTGATGTCACAGATTCGTTCTACCTCCTCTGAGTTGACTGCTGTGACTGCTAAAACTACTACCACTGCAACTAGCACAAACATTACTGTGAATGTGGCTGCGTCTGCTGGTGTGAATACTAAGAAAACTGGTCAGGACATTGCTAATGCTTTGGCTAAATACACTGGGGCTAACGCCTAATGTTGGCTGAACTTGTTGAGGTTGGTTTTGATTTAACATCTGCTGGTGGCCCGTTCCTTGTTTTAGATGACCCGATTGCTGGACAGTTGGATAACCCTGATTGGGGTTTGGGTGGCACACAGTTTGTGGACATTACAAGTTATGTGCGCAGTATCGAAATCACTAGAGGCAAAGCAGACTTCCTTGGCACTATCAGTGCAGGTGAAGCAGTTGTTGAACTAAATAACCGCAGTCGTGCGTTTGACCCAACCTTTGAGGCTTCCCCGTTCTACGGAAACATTGTGCCTAAGCGTGAGGTTCGTATCAGCACTAACGGCATCGTTCAATACCGTGGTGTGATTGATGACTGGAATCTGATTTACACAACTAACGGTGATGCTGTTGCTGTATTTGTTGCCTCTGATGGTTTCGTGTTCCTAAGCAATCAGACTTTGGGTGCGTCTACTAGCACTGTGCAATCTTCAGGTGACCGTGTGAACGCTATCTTAGATGACCCTTTTGTTCAATGGCCTGCTACACAACGCAACATTGACACAGGTGTTTCTGTGTTGGGTGCTGATGTGATTGCTGTTGATACGAATGTGTTGCAGTATTTGCAAAAGGTTGAACAGTCTGAACTGGGCAGGTTCTTTATCGCTAAGAACGGTTATGCCACTTTCTTAGATAGAACTGTTGCACCTACTACTGCTGGGGCTATTCAGTTAGCTGATGATGGGACTGGTATCCCTTACCAAGATTTGTCTGTCATGTATGGTTCTGAGAACCTAGCGAATGAGATTGTTGCTTCGTCTGTTGTGACCGCTGGGACTGTGACGGTTACTGATGCTGATAGTCAGGCTGCTTATGGTATTTTCAATTTGACGCTAACAGATTTGTTGTTGTCTACTGATACACAGGTTGCTGACATTGCAGTATTCTTGGCATCTAAGTATTCGCAACCAAAGTATAGGTTCAATGAGATTACGGTTCGTGTAAACGATTTGACTACACCTCAGCAAACCCAGTTGTTGGGTGTTGAGATTGGTGATGTGGTTAAGGTCACTTTCACCCCGTCTGGTATTGGCCCTGCGATTGTGAAGTATGCGGAAGTGTTGCGCGCTAACCATGCTGTGAGCGTTGATGGGGAACATGAGATTGTGTTTGGTTTGGACACGATTGATTACACTTACTTTGTTCTGGATGACATTGTGTTTGGTAGACTGGATGAGGGCAATGCCCTTGGATTTTAGGAGATAGTAAATGGCTGGTTTGGGTCGTAAAGTTTTCACTGCAGGTGAGGTGTTGACTGCCGCTAATGTGCAGGGTTATTTGCAAGACCAGGTTGTTCAGGTTTATGCGAGTTCGGCTGTTCGTGCTACTGCTGTTGGCACTGCTTCTGAGGGTATGATTTCGTATTTGTCGGACACTAATGCGGTTGAGAAGTATACGGG